TTTTGCCAATAATTCAAAGCATAATGAGGCGCACTCCCTTGCTCCCTTTCAAAGTTTATAACTCTTGGTTTGTACTGTTGATTACGGATAATAAAATCACGCAGTCTATACTCCGGATTACTGGAAGGTGTACTGTCCATATCAACCAAAACCAATTTACCATTATCAAAATAAACTAAACATGACATGGCAAACTTATCAGTACCAGTTGAAGCGGGGTCTACACCAATGGTGCAGTAAACTGGTGTCCAGTCTTTGAAGTCATCTTGACTGATTAGACTTTTCATGAATTGTGATCTGTTCATGAGTAATCCTGATGTGATGACTGCGTCCCAATTACCATACTTTAACTGTTGTTTGGTTAATTCATCTAACTTGTCTAACTGCTTACTATACTCTTCTTGATTCAAGTATTTGTTATCAGTATAAGCAGATGAAATAAAAGGTAATTCTGATTTTGGACTAATGAACCTTGCTTTTACCCAGTCATGACCTCGTCCTCCAGGGTTGCTTCCTGCTCTCATACGGATTGGTATCGGACTATACTCTAACTTACGCAGTCTTGAATGCAGATAACTATATTGATTCTCAGGAAATTGTGTTAATTCATCAAATCCTACAAATTGCAGCTCAGCACCTTGATATGAATTCAAGTGTTTATTATGATTCAAGTAACGAAAGGTTAATGTTGCACCGGAATCAAAGATAAATCGTTTCTTTTGCTCTTTCCATGTGACAAGTCCCTTGTCCTCTAATGGTAATAGCCATTGTTTCGCACGGTCCATTATCGCATTTGGCATGTCTAAATCTTCAAGTGTACGTCTAATAATAAGGGCATTGTAATTATTCCTTAGATTACCTTTATCATCTTCAACCATAAAATCCTTGGTGACATATTGTAATGCTGCCATCAGTAATGCATCACTTTTCCCTCCACCTGCTTGACCACCATATAATAGTTCCTCACTATTATTGGCAAGGAAATATACTTGCTGTCTGAATGGAGTGTGCGGTATGTATGGGTTTTTACAGACTGTCTTTATTATCAGTGCTTTCTGTTGGTTGCTCAATCTGTTTAAAGAAATCAACATATTTTTCCATTTCCTCTTCAAAAGGTATATCCTCAACAATTTCAGCGTTCACATCAATTAATCCATCAAATTCAAAACTGCTGTAAGTGGAAGGTCTGCCGCATAAGTTGCATAATAGTTCGTGAGCTTCCTTTAATAGGTTACTGACATCTTTGGTCATTTTAATCCTTGTAACAAGACTGTACTTCTCACCATTGTCTTTGTAAGGTCTTTCAATAACCTCACCTAATAAGTTATTAGCATATTTAATTAATCCTTCAATGTTTCCGAGTAGTACATCGCTCATTCCATCAAATGTGTCCTCTCGTTTCTTTGCCAGTTTTAATTGTTGGTCTGCATCGTATATTTTGACTCTTTCAACCCAACACCATTTAGTGCATAACCTATTTAATGCATCTCTTGTTTTTTTCAGATTTTGAGTACCTTCAAGTATTTCTGCAACTTTGGTAATGCTCCGTTCATGAGGTTTTAAATCACGATACATGACAAACTTGTTAAAACTTTCTTGTGTTTCTCTTGGTAATGCCTCGTAGCATGATAGTTTCCCTTTTGCCATTTTAATCATCTAAAATTATATTTTGTTTAATATGTTTTCTTTGATGTGTAATGCAATAGCTTTCATGAGGTTTGGCGGCACACTATTTCCAATCCGTTTCCATTGTGCAGATGGTTTACCAATCCATTTATAATTTGGTGGGAATGATTGCAATAATGCTGCCTCATCTGAGTTCATGATGCGGTTTCCCATTATCATTTTCCCATATCCTTGAAATGTTATTGTTGGACATGGTTTGTTTTCATTGATTTTTATGTTGTTAAAGTAGCTGCCTTTTGGGTGTATTTTTCCAAAGTTTTCACCTGGTTTTACTTTGTCAATATTGTTCAGAACCCATTTTGTTGTTGGTTTCAGATATGGGTATTTGCTTTTGAATCCTTTTAGACATTCTTTTACTGTTTTTGGTCTTGTTTGTGGTTTTGGGTGACTTGCCGGTATGCCTAAATCTTTTCTTACGCCTATGAATATCATTCTTTGCCTTGATGTTGCACAATCATAGTACATTGCATTCATTAGCTTTGCTCGTACATCGTAACCTGAGTCTTTTAGTTGGGTTAGTATGTCTTTAAAGATTAGTTTCATGTCTCCTTTCACCATTCCGGATACATTTTCCATTACGAATGTTTTTGGTTTTAAACCTCGTAGTAATCTGATGTATTCATTGTATAATTGGTTTTTAGGGTCGCAAAATTCACGATTGCCACTAATGCTGAAACCTTGGCATGGTGGACTGCCATCAAATAATTCCAATTCACCAACACCAATGCCTGTAATTTCCAATACCTTATCCACAGATAAGTTATGAATGTCACCATGATAAATAGGAGTATCAGGGAAATTCAAATGATAAGTTTCAACTGCATGATTATCCATTTCCACAGCTAATTTAACATCATATCCTGCCTGTTTATAACCGCAACTACTGCCTCCACAACCACTAAAAGTGGATATAACTCTCGGTTTAATTTTTTGGGAGTTCATATCCACACCTTGGACATGTGATTGATTCAACAGTGTCAGCTATTGACTCATCATATTCAGGTTCGTCATCTGGAATTTCAAAGTAACTTTCATCTACTGTTTCCTCTTGGTCCCCCCCCCTCATATCTACAATGTCTGAGGTGGGTGTATCATAAATGAGTGGATCATCATCAAATTCAAATTTTTGTACTTCAATGTCGAAACCTGTTAGACTTACATCAAATTCTTGTAATTTTAAGTCATCAAGTATGTTTTGTAATTTGTTTTTATCCCATTCACCAGACAGGTTGTTGAGTCTGATGTTTAATGCTTTTTCCTTGTTAATATCCGGTTCGTTGATATAGATTACATCAATCATAGTGTAACCTAATTGTTTTAATGCAAGGCATCTTTGATTTCCACCAACGATATGATTATTATACTCATTAACTATGATTGGACTTATATATCCAAACTCATTAAGACTGGTTTTTAACTTTTCCAATTCCACGGAACTAATCTGTCTCGGGTTATACTCAGGACTAATCAAATCATCAATTTTCACTTTTTCTAATTTCATGTTTTATCAGCTCATATTTTTTTTTAGTATGATTTCAGATTTGCATATTTCTTAAACAAACAATGCAAACTAACAATCTCATTTTTTTCCAGATAATATTTAACAATCTCTTTCATGGTATCAAAATTATCCTCTGATTTTCCACGATGCAGCACAACTTTATCATTAAATATTATGCTGAAATCAATTAGTTCACCACGAGGCACAATTTTATGAATTTTACTAATTGTATCCTTATCAATAAGGTCATCTGTAATGTTTACAAAATTCCTTGTTTCCTTTAAAGTAATCATAAATTATACTCCGGATTTACTGCCTCTTCCGGTTTCCAATCACCATATTTTTTATCATCATTGCGAGTTAAAACCATCTTAAAATCATAGTGTATACCGTACATTTCTAATGATGTTTTTACTTTACTCATTCCAATGTCCTCACATTCTTTTATCATTTCTTCAATGGGTATATTTTCATTATAGTGTCTGCTTGATGTTAATATTCCCAGTATCCATTGCATTAAACGGTCTTTTTTTATTTTTTCAAATTCTTTATTTTTGTCAGTCATATTATTTGGCCTCCATTTTTATTTTTTTTTATTTGTCATCTTGCAGATGACTTAACTCTTCCAGTTTCTGCAATAACAGTTTCTCTGCTATTTCCTCTGCTCGCTCATCAATATGCTTATCAATAGTTTCCAGTTCCTGCTTTTTCTGATGCTCTTTCCACTTATCAATACTTGCTATAACGATAATGGCACAAGCCAATGCGATTAAACCTATAACTATTGCAATTTCATTAAACCCTTGAAACCAAGGGTGATTTGTAATACCATTAAAAATAAGGACTACACCGGTTGAAAATAAAGCACCTGACAATGATGTTTTCACAAAACCGAATGTCCAGATTGCCCGCCTATATGGTATTTTATTGATTAATTTCTCTGTCATCTGCATCAACATCAACATCATTTTCAGGTTGATCATCACCAATTATTTCAACTTCGGCACCAGTTTGAATGTTAATGAAATTTTGTATTGCATCAATTTGAGCTTGTGTTAATGGTACTGGTATGTGTACTGTGTCAGTGTCCTCATCAAAGAAATTATTATGTCTGCTTGCATTAAAGTAGCTGAATATTCCTAATACTATTGCGGTTAAGAAACTTGCAATTACTGATATGTCCCATGGAACATTGAATCCAAGACTTACAAGGTATGGTACAATGTAACCAAGGAGTATTAAGAATATACTGTTTAGTATAGTGGTTATATTACCAATATTTAAAAAATTATTCTGTTTTGTCATTTTTATCCTCTTCCTCTTTCTTAGTTTTGATTATTTTGAAATCAAGGTCGTTATCTAATCGTACACCTGCAACATAGTTATGAGTATTATCACATATGAAACCACAAATGCATGTGATTAAACCTGATTGACTCATTTTTAAATGGTATCGTTTACAAACGGGACATCTTGTTTCTGTGATGTCGATTTCAAGTTTGTAAGCATACTTTTGCTGGTGCATTTTACTGTACAAGACATTAACCTCTCTTTCATTATTATACTCTAATAAAAATACTTTAAAAAAAATTAATTATAATTATTGAATGGGTTTCAAACCCAATGCTCTTTTGGCATTTCTGACTTTTTCCAATTCAGCTAATGGATTCGGGTCTGCTTTACCATGAAGGTTTGCGCCTTTGCTTCCCAGTGCACCTTTTTATCTTTCAGTCGTGACATTTTTGTATCTGTGATAATAGTTACGGTTATTGATACGGTATTGTTCTGCAAGACTGTACTCTTTACATTTGTTTTTACAGTATTTCTTATGCTTTTTAGTTGGTTTGAATAAGCGTCCGCACCAGTTACATTTAGGCAAATTGTCAAATATGACTTTGACTATGTTTTCAAACACTTCCTCAGGTTTATCATGTACATAATCAACCTTTTTTACATTATCCATTTCATTTATTAACTGGTCATATTTTTTTATCAGGTCGTAATGTTTCTGATGTGTATAATCCTGCTCTGCCATATAGGTATCAGTTCTTATGACGATGTATAAATCCATTAATGGAAAATAACGATTGATTTGTTTAATGAATGTCCGTGGTGTGTTTTTATCTGTATTATAAACATAACTGGATAATATGCTCCTATCCCATATTACAATGTCATAATCCTCCCAGTTTTCACCATAGTAACTAAATGACCTGTCAAATGCCATTAGCAATGCAATCTCATGAGGTAATAATTGATAAGATTTCAATATTTTTATTATTTCAATATTTGCCGGTTGAATTGCTAATCTGCACTTATACGATTTTTTAGACAGGAATTTCATTAACTTTTTACACATAGTTGATTTACCAACACCATCAACACCTTCCAAAGCAACATGCAAAGTCATTTATGGTTTCCTCCTCTCTTATTCCTTTCAATTCCTAATTGTTCACAAGCATAATCAAGTCTGCGTTTATCCCAAGCATTTTCATTATACCATTGGACTATTTTTTCAGCATCACTTAAACTGTTGAAACTTCCGTAGAAACTGGTCATGCGTTTTTTGTTATTTCTGCGGCGAACATGATATTTTCCATTAACTTCATGTATGTATGGAGCAACTTTTGTGCTGTTTATAGGGTACTTTTTCTTTTGATGTGATGCGTGGTTAAAATAATCAAAAGCATCTTTCAAAGTTAAGTTATATTTAGACAAACTTTCACTTATTGTTGCACCATCTCGTATGTCTCTCTGGAACTTATCATAAACACTAATCATAAAAAATCAC